CCCAAATACTGCGGTCTAAAATACACATTGACTTCTAAGTTATTAAGGTTTTTCTTTGCATCATAACGAAGGAGGTTAGTGCCCACTGCAAGCTGTAAAAAGTCGGAGTTTTCATCTAGACTGGCAAAGGCATTAGTACCGCCTTCTAAGCTAGATAACACTCGCTTATTGGCAAAGTGGGTTGATATGGTGATAATTTCTCCTACCTGCATCACCCTGTTTAGCTTGATAAATTTACCCGTTACCACATCAATAACCATGGGATCTTCTACAATCCCCTGGGCAATAAACTCGAAAGTTGCTCCACAAGGCACACTGCCTACATTTTCAACAGGGATGATCAGACTCTCCTCACGAAAACCCATCTCGATTCCTTCCTCAACTGGTATCTCTAATTCAAAGCCGAAATTTGGATGCCAGCCGGCTAATAGTTTAGTTAGTTCCTCCACCGTTTCAAAATAAGGTGAGGTGCAAAGGAGGCTAATAAAAAAAGCAGGAGTCTTCTGACTGTCTGCCTTAAATACCGGAGCTTCTTCAACAATGCAGGGAATGCTTAAATTCTTAAAGATCAGCCTTCCTTTATATTTCGGGTTAAACGAATTTAGTAGCATTTTTCTAAGTTCATAGGCTTTTTCGATGGAGTCTGCCAGTATCCTTCCCTCAATAGTGATATTTCTCATATCTAGACTCCCGGAGACAAACACACCTCCATCTTGGTTAGGAGCTTTAAAGGTGGAGATAATATGCTTTACTGCACCTGTGCCGTCTATGCTTTGTAAAAAGAGGGGTTTTCTTTGCCGCAAAGTAACGCTCTCTCCGGCATCATTAACATAGGTTAGTTCCAACTAGATCACCCCCATTGCAAGTTTTCGAGAGGTTTTTTGAAATTCCCTGGCTAGCTCCCGCTCTGATAAAGGCTTGGGAGAGATAATCGTTATATTTTGCGTGATACCCCCAGCCCCTGCTCTAGTAATATTTGCCCCGTCTTTTAATTCGATATCTAATCCCGTAATGTTTAGTGCTGCCTCTGCTTTTACTTCGTTTACTAGCGCGTTCATACTATCGATTAATCTTTGCCTACTTTTATCAATACCATCAGCAAAGCCTGCTCCAATTTGCAGTCCCACTTCATCTCGGAATACCCTTGAAGGCGAGCTAATGCCAAGAGCTGATTTGGCTGCATCAAGAGCTGCCCGAGCAGCATTGGCCACTGCTCTTGCCAAGCTTTTAGCAGCATCCATTACACCGCTGGTTATGCCGTCAATAATGTTTCTGCCCACGCTCCACCAGTCAATATTAAATGCCGCCTTCATGTTGTTTACCACTCCAGTAATTAAAACCGTTGCTGTAGTTTGAAGTCCTGTCCAGATATTGATGAAGATATCTCTAATGCTGTACCAGATGTTTTCAAAGTTTGCTTTAGTATTTTGCCAACTGCTGAGAAAGAAGTCGCTTATAGCATTCCAAATTCCTATTGCTGAAGTTTTAATCCCTTGCCATACTGAATCGGCAATTCTTGAAATATCACCCCAAGTTTGTTGGAAGTTGCCTTTAACAGCGTTAAAGTTCTTCAGAAAAAAGTCATACATCGCTGTCCAGACTGTACTGGCTGTTGCTCTTATGCTCGACCAGACATTTATGGCAATATCATTAATTCCTTTCCAGATTGCACTAAAATTATCGCTAGTTTGCTTCCAGCTTTCCTTAAAGAAAGCTTGCAGTTTTGTCCAGATTTCTTCAGCGCTAACGACAATTTTACTCCAGGACTTAATTGCATTACTGGTAAGTTCATTCCAAGTAGCTTCAAAATCAGTAGGAATCTCGTTTTCCATGCCTTTTTCTACTTCATTCATGTTATTTGCAAAGCCCAGCCCAATGCCAAGAGCCATATTTGTTCCCATTTCAGCAAAGACAGCAGATGGAGAGCGAATTCCCAATAACCCTTTGATGCCACCTACAATATCGCCGACAAAACCGCTGATTTTATCTTTAACCCAAGTAATCATGGATGCAATCCCATCCCATAAGCCTAAGACGATGTTTTTGCCTACCTCCACAATAGAAAGGGCAGCTTTGCCAATGCCTGCAATAATAGCTGTGACGATTTGGGGAAGGTTTGCGATCAGTTGAGGCAAAGCTTTAATAAGGCCTGCCGTAAGCTGAATAACAAGAGCTATACCCATTTCAACGATAAGAGGGAGGTTTTGCGTAATAAAGTCCACGATACCCGTAATAATGGTGGGCAAAGCGGAAATGAGCTGGGGCAAGGCATCTAAAATCCCTTGTGCCAAACCCATTATTAATAGCAGTCCAGCATTTAACAGGACGGGGAGATTGTCCAGTAGACTCTGCACTATTGTTGTAATAGCGTCTACAGCAGCAGGTATTAATTGTGGCAATGCCAAGCCTATACCTTCTACAAGCGCAGTCACCAGTTGCACCGCCGCATCAATCAGAAGTGGAAGGTTTTCAATTAGCGCCACCACAATGGTCATCACCGCATCTACTGCCGCAGGAATCAGTTCAGGCAGTAAGTTCAAGAGTGTCTCCAACACTTGCGTGAACAGGCTCGTGACAGTTTCCAACAACATCGGAAGCAGGTCACCTATTGCTGTTAAAATTGCATCGAACGCAGGCGGGAGTGCGGTTACGATGTTTTCTAAAACAGGCACGATATTTTTAACGACTGCACGGAATGCATCCACAAGATTTTCCGTCAAATTTGTCATGTCTGCATTAGCGTTACCGAGTCCTGCTGTAAAAGAGCCAAGTGCAGCTTGTAATAACCCAATAGAACCAGAAATGGTCTCAGTTGACTCTCTCGCAAAGTTTCCGGCATACTGCTGTGTGTTCTCAAAAAACATCTGCATTGCGACTTCCGCTTTTTCCGCTTGTGTAGCGGTATTCCAAGTGAAATCTAGTCCCTTAGCAAGAGCATAAGCTTCGATGTTTGTAGCATTCATGGCAACACCTAAGTTATCCATCATGGTAAAGTTGCCTTTTGCCGCTCCCGTAACCGCTTCCATGGCAGAAGACATATCTATACCCATAACAGATGCCATATCTGCTGCACGTTGCATCGCTTTTTCGGTCAATTCAAGACTTTTTCGCTGTTCAATGCCAGAGCCTTGGAACAATGCACCCATTTTATTAGCTGTTGCCAAATACTCACTTTGGGAAATTCCGAGATTTCTATAGGCTTCTTCACCGGTCTTTTGAATTGAAGCAGCATACGCTCCAAAGACTGCTTCTGAGCCACCTAGGTTTTGCTCCAATTCCCCAAACTGGGTAACTACCTCTTTACCCAATTTTATAGCAGCAGCTCCAGCAGCAACTGCAACTGTGCCCATAGCCACACCGATGCCCTTGAGTATACCACCAAGCTTTTCAAATTTACCTCCAGAATCTTCCGCACTTTTGCCTGAGTTGTCCAACTCTTCACCGAGATTATCTGCTTCAACCGCAGACTGCTGAAGTTCACGCTCCATATTATTGAGCTCTGCCTGAGCTCTGTTCAGCTGAATCTGCCAGTTTTGAGTGCGGCGGTCATTTTCACCGAAAGAGGAGGTGGCATTATCAAGAGCGGCCTTAAGGGTTGAAATCTTTTCTTTCTGTGCGTCGATTTCTTTATTCAAAACCGCATTACGAGCAGTGACCGACTGGATGGATTTATCGTTTTTATCAAACTGGCTGGTCACAAGTGCCATTTCACTGCCCAGCACCTTAAAGGACTGATTGATATCTCGTAGGGCGTTCTTAAACTCACGCTCGCCCTCGACGCCTATTTTCAATCCAAAATTGTCCGCCATACCTTCACCTCCTCCTATATGCCTGGTGGGATAATATCGTCAATCGTTCGAGTTTTCTTCGGCTTTTCGATCCCATGCCATTGCTTGTGGCAAGCCCATAAATCAAAAAACAGTCCAATTGGCATAAGCCAGAATTCCTCTGCGTCCATGCCCATCTGAACTGTTCCATAATAATAAAGTCGGGTAAAGACTTCAGCGTCCGTTACCCGACTTCCATGTTTTTTGGAGTTTCTTCCTCACTTTCCACGTTGCGCTTTGCACCTTTGAACATTGCTTCGGTGATTGCACTTTTATATTCCGCCAAATCAAGCGGTGAGGTAAGAAGCTCCACTTCTTCCTCTGTCAACAATTCTTCTGGTGCGTTCTTATTCTTAAGATTACGAATTAGAATGGACTGGTTTGCAAGCAATGTGATTAGCCAAACTATCTCGTCCAGTGCCATCTCAAAGTTTTCTGATTTCATCAGTTTTTCTCCAAGATTTTCAAGACCACCGTAACGACCAGCAATTGCCTTTGTTGCACGTGTAGTTAAAACCAGTTCATACTCTTTGTCACCTATTTTGATTGCGGCACTTCTCTCATTATCCATCATTTCTCCTCCTATGGTTCAGGTGTATATACGGGTTCATAAACTTCAGTGAACCAGCCTGTTATGGTGGACGATGAAACACCGGGGTCACCTTCTGTGACTTCTGCTTTCCATGGGTGCTTGCCCAACCCATCCAGCTTGTTCCTACGCATAACTGTTCCTTCAATAGTAGGTGTAGAAAAGGTAATGGAATCCGCCTTTGTCTGTAAGTTGGTTGCTGGTAGTCCAAACTTAACACGATACAACCAAAAATATCGATATGTTCCATTGGCCTTTTGCGCACGAAACCCAACTGCAACAGGTGTACCTACACTCTCACTTGCAGAAATTAATACCCCGTTGTCGTCGGTGGACGCACCAGTTAGATCTGCTGCTACTGTCGGGCCAATGTCATCTACACCGAGAGTGAGTGTACCGCTGTTAAAGTCCTTCACAACCTCGGCAGCACCATCATCGGCATACAGAATTGCTTCCACCAGTTCTACCGAAAGTTCGGCAGTAATGGCTTTTGCGAGTACCGAAGGCACACCATAGGTTTCCTCGCCATTTGAGTCCTCGGTTATTTTTGCATAGTACAGTTTATCCAAACCGATAGTTGCCATATGTTATTCCTCCATTCCATAGTTTTTCGCCACATCGATGGCGTAATGATGATATCCAGTATCATCCTCGTGACCAATATACCTACGCTCAGTCACTGTAAAATCATCGTTTAACAAAGCCGTTGTAATCTGCCTCTTTCTCTCTAAGTAATTGCTCTTGGAAAATAGTGATATCCGTGCTTCCTGCACATCAAAGCCAGGGCGGTTATCCGCATGAACTTCAAAAACATCCGAAAGTGGGAGTATCACCACGTACTCATCCGGTGCCAAACCTGAAAAAACCCCGGTTTCTACGGGGATAGGTATTGCTACCAGAAGTGTATTTAGCTCCTCTAAGATATTCATATTTTATCAATCTCCTCCTCTAGCTTTGCGATCATCGCATTGATACATGGTTTCCTAGATGCAGTTCTCGCAGGCTTTAGGAAGGGTTTTGCAGGCTGACCATGCTTACCATATTCAATGATTGTGGCAATTTTAGCATTGCTCTCACCATCAGAACGTGGCTCGGCAAAGCCAACTTTAACATTGAAGTCTCCGTTTCTATCTTGCTTTGCACTTGAAAGTCCTAGTGAAGATAGTAGCTCCCCAGTGCTTTTGGATGGATATTTTGTATTCTTACCAATCACTTTACTTAGATTTCCCTTAACTTTATCCAATACCACTTCACCGCCAACTTCCAGAACCTTAGGAAGAATTACATCGGTCTGGTCAGCTAATCGTGATACCTTTAAAAGGAATTCTTCTGGCATCTTTATATTCACTTTTGCCATATCCATCACCTCACAGTTGGTTCTATCTTTTCTGCTAAAACCTCGACATACATACCTCGGTTTCTTACATCATCAACGCTTAAAATCTGATATCTGCCATCATCACAAACGATGACCATTTCACTGGTCACCCTAAGGCCAGATATTTTTCTAAACCTAAATAGGGAAGTTGCAGAAGAAAATGATGCCCTATTCGCCCACCGCTCACTACCATGCCGATCTTCCTTGTAGGCACGTACACTGGCAAGTATGTTATCGCCTATAGCAGCAAAACCATCCTTGTCTTTAATAGGCTCTGTACTGATGATATCAATAAAGGTGTTCATCTTTCCAAAACTCATAATTTACACCTTCCAATCCCGGTCTAGTCTAAGAAGTAGGTTCACCGTGTTCCAAACCTGCTGCCCCGCTTGTACGCTATCGGCGAAGAAACCAGCCGTCGAGCCATCTCTGCTTTCGTAGAAATGACTCGACAGCATGATTACTGCCTGTTCAGTAGTTGGGGGCATAATATTCTCAGTGTAATAACCCTCAGCAACATGCTGATAACTTTCCGCATAAGAGACGGCGGCTTTGATGTAATGCAGCAGAAGTCCATCGTCTGCGTCATGCGTCAGGATCAGATTTGCTTTTACTTTAGGGAGAAGATTATCAGTTGTCATGCCGTCCGCCTCCTTCCGGTCATTCTTCGTCTGCAGCCATTAACCCAGCCGCTTTTAGTTTAGCGAGCAGAGCATTAAAATCCGTGACAAGAGTGGCTGTATCCTCGGCTATGCTGTCGGCTTGATTAGCAGCCATTTTTACCAGCCCAGAGACTGACTCCGTAGCATCGGTAGGATATGCTGGAGCATACAGCTTACCATCTTCACCAATTTTGATTTCGACAGTATCACCCTCATCAGCAGCGGCGGCTTTTACACCACCGAGAGTCTCCTCTGTTGCCACGAGAAGCGGATCGGCGGAGAGCCCCGTTACCGAGGCTCCTTCCTTGATTTCAAGTGTTCCGCCTATAACAGTTTTCTCTCCGCCTTGTTCGGTATAATTCTTTGTGTATAGCTCATAACGCACCCCCATTAAGCCTTTTGCTGAAGTTCTTTTTATGCTTCCGGTAGCATTAATTTTT